TTGTCGAGTTATCAACTGTGTTGTTGTACAGATATAGCCTGACATATAGCACATCCCCCACGCGCTTCATTGCGCTAATACGAAGTGGGCTAGTGAACGTATTTCTCATATTCCCCGGCAATTTTAGCGGAAGCCACCAGTCGTAGTAGTCGAGCGCTTGCCTTTTGCTGTTTACAGCCAGACGCATCTTCTTGGCGACTGTCTCACCGATCAACTTGTGGCCGAGGATATTTGGGTGAGCGGAGTCATCGAACAACCGTATCGAATCCGTAAGCCACGAACTATCGACGAGACTGCCGTCTGTTTTCAGGT